TCCGGTATGCCGGATGCTCACATGTATTTCCTCAACACCGACTTCCTCAAGATGGTGGTCCACCAGGACGCCGACTGGGCGGAGGTGCCGGAAATGCGCGCGATCAACCAGGACGCGGTCGTCATCCCCATCATCTGGCAGGGCAATCTTGTGACGAGCAATCGCTCGTTGCAGGGCGTCCTCAAGGCTTAGGAGGGCATCATGGCCTGGCATATTTCCGACCCCCTGATCGGCTCTCAGGGCATCACCGACACCGGCACCACCCAGAACCACGAACTTGGCAAGATCGTGCGCGCCACCGACCCCACCTACGGGTCGGCGGAGTTCATCTATCTGCTGGGCGTGGCGTCCACGGCGGCCGGGGATTTCGTCACCTACAATCCCGACGATTTCTCGACCACGCGGCTCGCCGCCAATGCGATCGGCCCCGTTGCCATCGCCATGGCCGCGAACGTCGCGAGCCAGTACGGCTGGTATATGATTCACGGCAAGCACCCGACGGCCAAGTGCCTGACGGGATGCGCCGAGAACGCCCAGCTCTGGATCACCGGCACGGCGGGTGCCGTCGATGACACCTCGGTTGCGGGCGACCTCGTCAACAACGCCAAGTCCGCGGCCTCTTCGGTCGCCGATTCCGGCGTGGTCGAGGTCGAGATCGCGCGGCCCTGGGTCGATAACAACTCGAACGCCGGCTAGTGACGCCGGATGTGCGGGCGGGGGGAGACCTCCGCCCGCTTCTTTCCAACCGGGAGACGCGCGGCAACGTCCCGACCGCGCATATCCTCAGAAACATCGACATCAACTGCGGGCGCGGCCTGCATGAAGTCGTGAAGGACTCCCATTCAGGGGTTTGGGTGATCGCGGCCGATGGCCCGTCCCTGCCCGATTCGTTTGACGATATTCAAAGCCATAAGAACGCGACGATTTGCGCAATCAAAGGCGCCCACGATCTCTTGGTTAATCACGGCATCGGTTTCGATGCCTGCGTCTGCATGGACGCCCGGCCCACAACGGTTCTGACGCCCCAGGCAAGGGTTTCGTATTTCCTGGCCTCGCAATGCGACCCCGGCTTGTTCGATAGCCTCAAGGGCTATGGGGTGTGGCTCTGGCATTGCTCGACGCCGGAAGTCGATATCGCGCCTGTGGTTTTAAAGCACTACCCCACGGCCACCTTGCTCAGAGGCGGTTCCACCGCCGCTTTGAGGGCGATGAGCGTGGGCTACAGGCTCGGATACCGGGAAATGCACCTATATGGCTGCGATTCGTCCTTCTCCGAAGGGCGGACACATGCCAGCGGGAAATCGACCCCAGACGACGCCTTCACGGTCGCTCACGCGGGGCGGGGGTTTCTGACCAATTGGCCGCTGGCTTGGCAGGCCCGGCATTTCATGGACGCGGCTCTCGGGCTTGAAGCCCAGGGCTGCCGGGTCGAGGCCCACGGTGACGGGCTTTTGCCCTGGATGTGGAAAAACAAGGAGATTTCATGCTGAACCCCGTCGAAGACGAACGCCCGGTCTATATCGAATTCCAGACCCGAGCCGTCGAGGATCGCGAAGCGTCCATCGAGGCCGGGCATTACGTCGCGAAGGATGTGGTCTACGTCGTCGTGACGCCGCCGGGCGGCAATCTCGTCATCGAGGCCGTGGCCGAGGAATGGCTGCGGAAGAAGCGCACCGACAATTTCTACGGCCACTACAAGGGCGCTTATGACGCTTTCCTCGAAGGCCGGGAAGCGCCGCTGGAAGGCACTCCGATCAAGGATTGGCCGCCCATCTCCCCCGCTCAGGCCGAGATGTGCCTGCGGGCCGAAATCCGCACCGTCGAAGACCTCGCGACCTGTTCCGATTCGGCTCTGGAACGCATCGGCATGGGGGCGAGGGCGTTGCAGCAGAAGGCGCAGACCTGGCTCACCACGGCAGACGGCTCGGGCAAGGCCACGGAAAAGCTGAACAAGCTCGAACGTCTTGTCGAGACCCTGAAAGACGAGATGGAGCAGAAGGACCGCACCATCGAATCCCTGCGCGCGCAGTTGAACGACCAAGACCCCGATGTCCTGGCCGAGACCTCGCGCAAGCGCACCCGAAAGAAAGCCGCGTAAATGACCCTTCTCACGGTTGTTCAGAACGTCGCGGATGTGGTGGGCCTGCCCCGCCCCTCCGCCGTCGTGTCCTCGACGGATCAGACCGTGAGAACCCTGCTTGCGCTCTCGAACATGGACGGCAAGTCCCTCGCAAGGCGGGGCCGGTGGCAAGTCCTGACGAAAGAGGCCACGCATACCACGACGGCAGTGGAGAACCAGGGTGCCGTCTCTTCCATCATCGGCGACGATGTGGCCTGGATCATCTCTGCCACACCCTGGAACCGCACCCAGCAGGACTCGTTGGGGGGCGATATCGGGCCGCAGCAGTGGCAGGCGCGCAAGGCGCAGATCGTGGCCGGCCCGTACTACGATTTCAGGATCAGAGGCGGCAATCTGCTTCTCAGCCCCGTCCCCCCTGCGGGTGAAACCATCGCCCTCGAGTACCAGTCCACGGAATGGTGCCAATCCTCGGGGTCTGTGGGTCAGACGGCCTGGGCGGCGGATGACGACACCGGGATATTGGACGAAAGCCTGTTGGAATTGGGCCTGCGCTGGCGCTATCTCCAATCCCGAGGTCTGGACTACAGCGAGCCGTTCCGGGAATACGAATACCGGGTCCATGACGCGCTGTCGCGGGACGTTCCGAGGCAGACCCTCCACACCGATTCCAGCGTGACGGATATCCGCCCGACCGTGCGCGTTCCCGAGGGCAGTTGGAGCCTCTGATGCTGCGCCGGGGAAATGCATTCGGCGCGGCTGTCCCGACCATGCCGCCGGAGCCGTCTGCTGTGGACCGCCTCGCCCAAGCCATGATGGACAAGGCCAAGCAGGCGGGCGGCGCGGTGTCCGATTTCTACCAGCAGGGCGGCCTTGCGGGGCTATTGGGGATGCAGCCCGCCGACCGTCAGATCATGGCGAACGAGCGTCAAGTGGATGCGCTGCGCCAACAGGGCGCGCCGCTGGTCGATCAGTTGATGGCGAAGGCCGACAACCCGCTTGCGATGGCCCTTGGGACGGAGAACGTGGCGAAGGCGGGGCGGGCGGTTGGGAAGGCATTTGGCAGCGATGAGTGGTATCGGGGCGTCTCCGGCGACCACCCATTGCGCGAGAATACCATGTGGACAACAGACCCGAACCAGGCGGGGCGTTATTCGCAGGGGTCTGCGCTGACAAACACGGGCGAGGCCGCGAACGTAATGCCCGCCAAGATGGCCAAGGATATGAAGGGGCGAAGCATTGATGAGGAAATTATCGACGCCCTGATGGATGACATGGCCCCGGATGCTGTTGCCGCGCAAATAATGAAGGACGAGGGGTTGGATTATGTCGAGTTCTACCACCCCAATGCAGGATCGGATGGCGAGCATCTGGTGAGAGTTGTCGGGAATCCCGAGAACATCCAGTCGCGGTTTGTAGACCCCCTCCCCCTAGACGAAGCCTCCCGTATGGCGAGGGCGAAGGGGATGGGGTTCGACCTAAACGAGACGATGTATAGCGGGAGAGGGACAGACTTTGCCGAGTTCTCTCCGACCCCGCCCAAGCGCGCCGCAGGTGGCGATAACGAGGCTGCGTCGTGGTTTACGCCGGACCCTGCCTTGGCGAGCCACTTCGCAGATATAGCGTCTGCGGATGATGTTGTGGGCAGCGTATTTAACGGGGCCAACGTGGTCCCAGCTCTCATTAAGCCCGGCAAGCAGAAGGTCGTCACAGTTCCCTTTTACAACTCCGATCTGTTTTCCGCGATCATCCGTGAGGCGAAGGAACAGGGTTACGACACAATTCGATTTAAGCGCGTTGATGAGGGTCTGCGGGGAATCGGCCCGAGCGATCAGATCGCCGTTCTCAACCCCGCCAACATCCGCTCCAAGTTCGCCAAGTTCGACCCCTCCAAGAAGGGCAGCGCCGACCTCCTCGCCGGGGTAGCCGGGGCCGGTCTGTTGGGCGCGTCTGTCGTTGGTTCCGGTCAGCAGGACAAATACTAGATGCTCGCCCCTCTCCGTAAGAACACCGCCGCCCAAGCGACGGCGCGAGGGCATTCGATCCGCGCCCCTGTGAAGGGCTGGAACGCCCGCGACGGCCTGGACGGGATGGACCCCGGCTATGCGGTGGTTCTCGACAACTACTTCCCCCAAGAGGGCTATGTCGGGCTTCGCAAGGGTTCCGCCGTTCATGCAACGGGAATCGGTTCGGGCGATGTGGAATCGCTGCTGGTTTACAACAGCGGCGGCACGGAAAAGCTGCTCGCCTTCGGCAATGACGCGATTTACGACGCCTCGTCTTCGGGTGCGGTGGGGGCGGCGCTCGCTTCGTCCCTGACCAATAACCGCTGGCAGGGCGTCAATTTCAACTCCTATCTCATCATGGTCAACGGGGCCGACACGCCGAGGAAATACAACGGCACGCTCTCGACCACGACCTTTACCGGAAGCGGGTTGACGGCGACGGATCTGGTCAATGTCGCGGCCTTCAAGAACCGCCTGTTCTTTGCCGAGAACAACAGCGCCTCCTTCTGGTACGGGGGCCTGAATTCGATCTCGGGAACTTTGACCGAATTCAACCTCGCCAACGTCCACAGCCAGGGCGGCGACCTCATGGCGATCGGGACGATGACCGGAGACGGTGGCGATGGCCCGGACGACCGCATCGTCTTCGTTATGGAGACGGGAAGCGTCATCGTTTATGCGGGGACAGACCCCGGAGACGCGACGGCGTGGTCCCTGATCGGAACCTTCTATATCGGCGCTCCCGTTGGCCGGCGCTGTCTTCTGCGCCTGGGGGCGGAGCTCGCGGTTATCACCGCCGATGGATTCGTCCCTCTTTCCCCCTTTCTCCGGTTCGGGAGGGGGGCGAAGAGCGCGGCGCTTTCGGACGCCATCGTCGGCGCGGTCAACGACGCCGTGCGCGATTACAAGTCCACGTTCGGTTGGCAGCCCATCCTCTATCCCAAGGGGACCATGGCGCTGTTCAACGTGCCCGTCGTGGCCTCGACCCTCTACCACCAATACGTGGTGAACACGGCCACGGGGGCGTGGTGCCGGTTCAAGGGCCTCAACGGCATCTGCTGGGCGGTCTACGGCGATGATCTGTATTTCGGCGGCATCGACGGCAAGGTCAAGAAGGCCGACACCGGATTCGGTGACGAAGGCTCGAACATCGAGGGCGATGCCCAGACCGCTTACGATTACATGCGCGCCAGGGGCCGGTTGAAGCGGTTTACCATGTATCGCCCTGTCGTGGCCGCCGATGGCAATTTGCCCATCCGCCTGGGCCTGGGTGTGGATTTCGACGCCGATATCCCGACCTTCGAAGCGTCTTCGATCACGACCGAAGGCGCGGTCTGGGACGATGCGACATGGGACGTTGACCCCTGGGCCGAGGGTCTGGAAATCCAGAAGCCGTGGCAGACCGCCGCGAATATCGGCTATTCGGCCTCGGTTCGGATTCGCACCTCGACCAACGTCCAGCAGGTGCGCTGGTACTCGACCGACATTCTCTACGAGCCGGGCGGCTATGTCTGAACTCGTTCACGGCCTCGATGACTTGGTTGGGGAGTGGGTGGCGAGGCGAATACCGGCGGTTGGGACTTCAGAAGGATGGCGGCCGTTCCGGGCAATCGGCGTGGCGGAGGGCCGCCGCCTGATCGCCGGGGCGGTGTTTCACGCCTATTCGGGGCCGGATATCCAGATCAGCTTCGCGGCTGAAAGCGCGAGATGGGCCACGCGATCCAACATCGCCGGCATTCTCGATTACCCGTTCTCAATCGGCTGTTCCCGCGTCACGGCCTTGTGCGAGCGGAAGAACAAGCGCGTCCGAAAGCTGCTCGAAGGCATCGGTTTCAAAATGGAAGGCGTGGCCCGCAGGGGCTTCGGCCGCCAGGACGCGATGATTTACGGCCTTCTCTCCGAAGACAGAAAGTTTGCGAGGAACCATGGGCAAAAGCAGCAAAGCGCCTCCGCCGCCTGATCCGTCCGCCTCGGTGAATGCCCAGGCCGCCGCGAACAAGGACGCGATCTACGAATCCGCGCGGGTCAACCAGATCAACCAGAACACGCCCTATGGCTCCGTGAATTTCACGGGCGAGATCGGTTCGCCCGACCGGACACAGAACATCAACCTTGCCCCGGCGCAGCAGCAGCAACTCGACCTTCAAAATCAGATCGCCATTGCCTTGGGCAATCTGGCGAATCAGCGCACGGGGCAGATTGCGACCGATCCCCTGTCCTTCGATGGCATTCCCCAGGCTCCGGGGGTCGGGGATTTCTCCGGCGACCGCCAGAAGGTCGAGCAGGCTACATACGACCGCGCCTTGAACCTGATGCGGCCGGAATTCGACCGCCAGCGCCGCCGCACGGAGACGGACCTCATCACCAGGGGGCTTCCCGGTGCCGGTCCCGCAGGCGGGGCTTCGGAAGCCTACGCCTCGGAAATGGACCGGCTCGGAGACAGCCAGAATCGGGCGCTCACGGATGCATCCCTGGCAGCGATTCAGGCCGGAGGCGCGGAACAGTCCCGCCTCTTCGGCCTGGGTCAGAGCGCGCGGCAACAGGGCATCAACGAGGCCCAAACCCTACGCGCGCAGCCGTTCAATGAACTCGCTGCCTTCCTGCAGGGGTCTCCGGCCCTCCAGTCCCCCCAGGCGGCCCCGGTTTCGCAGTATCAAATGGCCGCGCCGGATGTGATGGGGGCGATCAACACGGCCTATGCCGGGCAGTTGAACAATTACAACCAGCAGCGCCAGTCGAACAACGCCTTGATGGGCGGGATCTTCGGTCTCGGAGGTTCCGCGCTGGGCGGCGCGGGCGCGGCCGGCGGTTTCGGCAAGCTGTTCGGCTTCTAGGAGTAGACGATGCCTCAGACCTTCGTTCAGCAGAACCCGCGCCAGCGCGACATCCTCGCCCAACTTCTGGCGCAGGGTGCTTCGACGGCCCCGGTGCAGTCGCTCGGAGAGGGTTTCGCGCGGCTCGGCCAAGGTGCGCTTGCGGGGCTTACCGCCGGTTCCCTGCGCCGACAGGACGAAGACAAGGACGAAAAATTCAAGGCCATGGTTCAAGCATTGGTCGGCGGGTCCAGTGCCAAACCTTGGGTTGACCCCGACACCGGGTCGGTCGCCCCCAACCAGAACCCGACCGGGGGCTATGAAGGCGCGATGGCGGCGCTGTTGGGGCAGAAGGACAACCCGCAGGCAGCGGAAATGGCGTCCAGCCTCCTGATGAAGCGCATCGCGTCTCCCGAGGCCCAGGGATTCACCCTCGGCCCCGGCGAGCAGCGATTTGATGCCAACGGCAACCCGATTGCGGGCGTCGATGCCAAGCCCCAATCCGACCCGGCGCTGGTGGCGGAGTACAATTTTGCCAAGCAGAACGGCTTCCCCGGCAGCTATCTCGACTATGTGAAGGCCAAGGGTGAGGCAAGCCGCGCCCAGACATCCATCGACGCCCGCAACATGGGGACCATCCCCCCCGGCTATCGCCTTGTTCCCGGACCGGACGGCTCGATGAGCATGGAACCGATTCCCGGCAGCCCGGCAGCGACCGAGCAAGCGGGCGCGCAAGCGGCTGCGGCGGAGAAGGACGCACGGAAGAAGACCAGCGCGAATATCGTGGTCGAAGACATCCGCCGTGCGAGGAAACTGGCGAATGAATCGACAATCCCCACCACCGGGGCAGGGTCGTTTCTTTCGGTTATTCCCGGCTCGGCGGCCGCCGACCTCTCCTCGACCCTGGACACGATCAAAGCCAATATCGGCTTCGATCGCTTGCAGCAGATGCGCGACTCTTCGCCTACAGGCGGGGCCTTGGGGGCAGTCAACAATCAGGAAATGGACTTGTTGCAGTCGGTCTACGGCAGCCTCGCGCAGTCGCAGAGCAAGGAGCAGTTCAACCGGAACCTTGACCGGCTTGAGAACGTCTATCTCGACATCATCCACGGCCCCGGCAACCGTCCCGGCGCGGCACCCATGAACGACAATCCTCCCGGCTGGTCCATCCAAAAGGTCGAATAATGGCGAAATACCGCGTCACCGGCCCCGACGGCCAGACCTACGAGGTCAACGCACCAGAAGGTGCGTCCGAGCAGGATGTCATGGCCTATGTCC